AGTATTTAAATCTATAACTTTTTTTGCAAAACCATTATTACCTAATGTTTGGCTAATACTCATTTTTTGTTTTGATAAGTCACTAGTTTTCTTTCCGTAATTCCAATGTCTATCACTTCTTGGTCTATCTGTTCTTTCAGATGCTAACTTACTCATTACTTTTTTAGTTTCTTCTGAATGTTTTTTTCCTTTTCTTGGGTCTGGATTATTTAATCTATAAAGTCTATTTTTTTCTTTTATTTTTTCAATAGTTGCTATTGTATGTTTTACAGAATAGTCACCACCTTTTGTTCTATTATATCCATTTGGAACCATAGAGTTTAGTTCTTGAATAAACTGTACTTCAAATAGTTTTGCATCTTCTAAAGTTAAATTATCTTTTAGTATTTCAAATTTAAATTTTTCAAACCCATACTTTTTAATAGCCAAACAAAAAACAACTGCTCTGCTTCTCATTCCTTTATGTTGCTTAAATCTTCTTTTTACATCAGAAGTAATACCAATATACTTTTTATTATTAATATTATTTGTAAAACAATACATTGAATAAAGTGCAGCTGTCTTTGCCATAGTTATTAATTTTATAAACCTGCTAAAAATTGTGTAGTTAAATCTACCCATCCTCCAACACTATTATATTTTTTAAATGATGTAACATTAATGTAAGCATTGTATCCATCATCTGTATTAATAAATGTTCCTGAACAATAAAATACATCAATTCCTGTTCCAACATTAGCACCAATTATTCCTGATGCACCTGTTAAAAAAGCATCTGAAGCTAATCTTATTTTTTCAGTAGCATAATCCATTTGAGCACCATAAGTTGGTATAGCTGCAAGAGCTGCTTTAAATGGAAATAGTATAGCACATAGAGTATAGTTTTGATAATCATTTGGAAAGTTTGTTACAACTGGAGCAACAGCATTTGCTGCTACCCATGTAATTGCTGTAGCAACTGCACCACAAGTATTATCTGTTAAAGATTGTGCTTCACTTTTTCCTCTTCTCCAAATCCTTCCTACATTACCAGATCTTGATATTCCAATATGAGGAGTATTAATCATAAATAAAGCACCATCTGTAGTTGTTGTAACATGTGATCCCCAAGCTTGTATACCTAATATACCTGTGTGAGGATAACCAGCTAAACCACCTGCCATGAATGCACCTAAAAACTGATTCTGAGATGCAGGAGTCTGACCAATGTTTGAAATATCTGAATAAATAGGACCATCTATATCATCAGAACAAATTGAATCTGATAAAACTATATTATCTGGAGAGTAACCTTTTTCTTGTATAAAAGATTTAGCATAATCACCAAATCTTTGAACATTAACTGCTCCAGGATAAGTTACTTTAACTGTAGTATCATAGTCTACAGGGTTAGTTGTGTTTCTTTCAATACCTTCTACAACAGGAAACCAATCTCCTGATACAGGTTTAATACTAGAAAGAATTAAAGCACCAGGTACAACAGTATCTGTTTTTGGATTTTTTAATGCATATGGAGTTAATTTTGCCATGACTATTTCTTTTTTGTTGTTGCTTTAATCTTCTTCTCTTGTTTTAGCATTGCCGCTGTAGGTTTCTTTCCAGAACCTTCATTAGCACGGATGGCATCCCAGAGACCTCTCTGGGAAACACTACCGTCTTTTCTTTTCAGCATTTGCTTTTTCATTTCTTTTTAGCTACTATTTTCTTTTTAACTACTCCTCCTTTTTTAAGAATTCTTGGTGGCCCATAAGTTTTTTTAGGTGCAGATTCCATTTGAGAATTACTAGTATTACCTGTCATACTATCAGCACTTTGAAAACCTGAAGGTTTAGATTGCATAATAGAAGATGGTCTATTAGATGTATTATAACTATCTCTATTGTAAGAATCTTTATTATAACTATCTGTAGTATTACCAGCGTTATTACCACTATTGTTCATAACTCTTGCTTTACTTCTACCAGTACCAAGTACTTTAGAAACTCTATTAGCCCTTGAATCTCTTTTTGAAGCAACACTACCTTCACCTTCAATATCTGCTACAGTAGCTTTTCTTTTTGCTCTAGCTATTTTTCTTTGTTGTCTTTCTTCAAAATTAGGTAGACCCAAAGGTCCACTACCCATTCCAAATTGTGCTTTTGCTAAAGGTTTTTTAGCTGTAGTAGTTTTCTTGATAGGTTTACTTGTTGCCATGGTTATTTTCTTTTTAATGTTCTTACAGGAGGTTTAACTAAAGTTCTAGCTGGAGCTTTACCTGCAGTAACAATTCCTCCTAGTGCTTTAATTTGTTCTTGTGCATGCTTTGCAACATGAGCCATCATCTTAGGATCTTTTCTAATCTCATCAGCTCTCTTCAAAGTAGATAAGGCAGATTCAATTTCCCATCTGTCCATTTCTTTTTTTGCAGGAGAAGCAATTGGTTTAGTTACTTTAGCCATGACTATTTCTTTTTAAATAAATTTTTAAAAAAAGATTTAACTTTAGTAGATAATGATACTGACTCAACAACTTTTTCTTCAACTTCTTTAACTAATTCTTCTAAAGATTCTTTGTGTTCAGAAATAATTTTAGTTGTTTCATATACAGCATTTTCAACTACAGGTAAAATTTCTTCTACTGTTGCTTCAACTTCTTTAACTACTTTTTTTACAACTTTTTTTCTTGGAGCTCTTGGAGTCTTTACTTTCTCAACAACAGCTGCTTCTACTTTTTTCTTTGCCATAATATTAAAATAAAATTAAGCAGTACCCTATCTAGGTACTGCAGTTTTAGGAGCTTTAGATGTTCCACCTACTCTTCCTTTTGCTACTTTTTGTACGGTTGCTTTTGGATTAACTCCAGATTTAACACCTTTACTTCCAGCAACTTTAGAAGCTGTAACTTTTGCATTTGGGTTATTCATTTTCCCAGTTGTGTAATTTGCCATTTTATTTTATTTTTAAGAGTTCCAATATTTTTCACAAGCCATGTTCAAGTCTTTCAAAATATCCTCATTTAAAGGATTTTTTAAGTGCTCTAATACATCAGAAACATTCCTACCTAACAATGCGTTAGTTTTGGTATGATAGATATAACCATCGCCCTTAGTAACAATATACTTAAAAAATACGGAATCTCTAACAATTGATTTAATTTTTAATGTTTCCATATCTAAAGTAGCTATATCCATAAATGTTTTAGCAGCTCTTTCTTTGTTGCTTTCACCACCTAAACCAGAAATGTAGTTATCCATGTTTTCATAGATTACATCATTTGGTGTAGATTTTCTATATTGTGTACTGTTGATATCTACAACTTTTGCAATGTAGAATAACTTAGTACTGTTTTTGTCAAATAATTTTTGTAATTCAGATAGAGCTTTGTTACGTAATTTTTTATACTCTGTTCTTACCATTACAGTTTCCTCTTCTTTATCTAAGTAAAACTTTGGTGGAACAGCTTTTGCTCTTGCATCTTCCAAACTTTTTGAAACTAATGAGAATCCTCCAGCTTCAATTGCATATAATTTAATTCTGTCATAAGGGTCTTTTGGATCTAAGAACGTAGGTTCATTACCGCAAGAAATAAAAATTCTATTCCAGAATTCAGAATTGTTTGGTCTTAGTAAAGTAACTTTAGCCCAAAATTCTTTATCATCAACATCAATAACATTAGCTGCTAGTTCTTGTTCTAACTCTGCAACTGCTGCTCTGATCTCTCTTACTCTAGCTTCTTTCTCTGCTGTAGGAAGTAATTTGATTTCCGGAGCAAACTCATTTAATCCAGTTACATATCTTACTACACCATTGTTATCTAAACAAGCTAGTTGTTCATTATGTGTTACCCCATCAAATAAACTCATACCATAGTCTTCTAATCCCATGTTAGAAGCAGAGTTATCAAAGTAAGGTCTTACAGCAATAGCTGTTTTTTTAACTGAGCCTTTTCCGGTCTCAACCATTGTGAAATTTTCCATTGTTTTGTTGGTTTTTGTTTTTGTAAAATTAATTAAAAAAAATAGGTAGAGGAAATTAATCCCCTACCTATTCTAGGTATTATTAGAAGGATCCGCCAGTGATTGGATTTCTCATAACAATTTTCAATACTTTAGTTGGATCTTTAACCCAAATAGCTGGCATTGTTTGAGACATCATTACACGGTATCCATTGAATTGACCTGAAGATTGGAACCCTTGAGTTCTACCCATGTAATCCATAGTACCATTTTGATACCACCATTTCAATTGATTATCCCAAGATAATTTCAATAAGAAGATGTTATCATTAGTATTATCAGTGATATCAAAGATAATGAATGAATAAGAAGATAATGGGAAACCATCAATGATTGGGTTTTCAATATCATTTGTGTGAACATTATCAAATGCTGGATTCAATACAAATTTCACGTTAGCCAAGAATGGGATAACATATGAAGTGTATGCAAATCCAAAGTTTAAGTCCATACCTTTACCAGTGATTGCACCGATATCAGCAGCTTGGATTAATAAACCTGAAGATACTGCTTCACGTTTGATAGCCTCATTTACCATTCTCATACCACCCATACCAGTTTGTACAACTAGAGAGCGTTTTGGATCTGGACCTTGGAATTCAACTTTACCATTGAAGAAGTTGTAGATCTCACCACGGAATAAATCCAATGTGAAGTTATTCTTGTTGTAGATTCTTTTGAAAGAGTTATCCAACTGTTTCCAAAGACCCACTGACAATCTTAAATCATCTGGACCATCTTGTTTGATTCTACCACCTTGTCCCCACATTAAGTAAGTCTCAATATCTTGAGCTATCTTAGACAAGTGAGCCGCTTCCATAGTAGTTAAGAAAGTTCTAGATAAATCTCCATTGTCAAAAGCTTTTTTAACTTTGTCTTTACCTAATGTCTTAACCATATCATCTAAGCTACTGATTGAAGGATCATTTAAGTTTGTATCAAATGTTCTCCAGATCTCAGTTACAGGAACTGTACCATCTGCATTCATACCACCTTTGATCATCAAATCTGCTCTAGAAGAAATAGAGTAGTGAACGTGAGCTTCTGCACCTCCTACAAAGTTGTAGAATTCACGGAAACCAGCTCTAGTTTGGATGTCAGAGAATCTCTCTCCATACTCACCACGCGCAGAACCTTTACGGAATACTTTAGTACCATTAGATAAGTACTTGTTATCCAAGAACTTGAAGTTATCATTGTTTACTAACTGTACGGTATAGATAAATCCATCACCTACAGGTAAGATATCTTCAGCTGTTACATAAAGTTCAACACCGTTGTATTTGTCATAGGTGAACATATCACCATGTCCAAACTCACGTCTGTTTAATTTAATTCTGAATGTTGATCCCTCAATTCCTTTGAACTCATTATCCGGTTCAATGTCTTCAATAATGTAAGGAAGATCAATAGATACAGGAGTCTGCCATCTATATTCACCTCTTGCATTGTCTACCATAATTACATTCTTTCCACCGAAAGATGACATTTGGTACAAAGGCATTTCAACTTTTTGGGACATAGCCCATAAGTCAACCGGACCTAAATCCATTGGTTGAGCATCTTTCAACATGTTTACTAAGTGGTAGGAATCTACGTGTGAACTTGCATTGTATGCAGTATCACGCAGAAATATACCATTGTTTAAAACTGGAGTTGCCATTTATATTTATTTATTAGTTACTAATTAAAAAGTACGTCTGAAAATATTAGTATTCTGACGCTGTATTGTTTTTTGTGGTTTGCTAGAAGGTCTATCTTCTCCTAAACCGGTATTAGTTGAAGAACTAGATAATTTTCTAGACTCTTCAGTTTTCAAGCTTCTTACTGTTTTTTCTACAGCAGCTTTAGAACCTTGTTCTTTTATCCTACTTCTGTATCCTTCTGGATCTTGAAGTAACCAAAGTGCTTCAGCAATTAAACCATGATTTGGTTCAACAAACTGATACTTTTCTAACAAGTGTCCTAACAAGTTTGTATTCTTACCAGATATAGAAGGGTAGTTTGGTTGTACTAATCCTGAGTAAAGAACACTTTGTGTTTTTTTATCAAGTTTAACTCCCGCAATTTCTCCTGCTGCAAGTGTATTGTATACACTATCTGTATAAGCTCTTGCTTGTTTTGTTTGTTGTTCTTTTTTATGTTCTTGCTCTGCTAATTGTCTTGCAACAATTTCTTCTTGCATTCTGTCTAACTTAGGTTTAAACTGATTAGCTTTTTGTTCAAGCTTATTCATGTCTGCCCAGTCTTGAATCTCTGATTCAATTTCTTCAGCATTTCCAAAGTTAGTAGCCCAAAGATATTGTCTAGCAATTTCTTCTTGGTCATGTTCATTAGTAGGATCTAAATCAATGATCTCTTCTACATGAGCAAGAGTTCTGAAAAGACCTTTTAAATCTTGTCCACCATCAGCTACATACTTAGCCGCAATTTGAAGTTCTTCAGGAAGAGCATTAAAAAATTCTTTAGGAACTTTTGCTTTTACAGCATTTTCTCTTTCTTGGAAGTTTGCTTCAAACAATTCTCTGAAGTCTTTAGTACTATACTCTTCTAATGATTTTTCATCATCAAAAGGAATAAGTGTACCTTCCTCAATCATCTTTTGAGCTAGATCATAAAGACCATCTTTATCTACTTTTGGTCTTCCATTCTTAGTACTAGCTTCTTCATTCTGACTAATAAGATTATCTAACTCAGCAATAGTTTCTTCAACTTCTGCTTTGTCTTCTACAGCTTGAGCTTTTTCTTGAGCTGTTGTAGGTTTATTGTCAAGGAACGAGGTGTCAATGTTTTCAGCACTGAACATAGTTTTTGGTTTTTCCTCTGCTTTACCATCTTCTGGTGTCATGATGTTTGCAGCTCCTGGATTACCAAATAGTTCATCAATGTTAACATCAACTTGTTCTACCGTTGTAGAGTCTTGAATTTGATCTTCAAGATTAGTTGCTTCTTTATTCATCTTGTTGGTTTTAGTTTATAATTTAATATAAGCAATAAACTTGAAAAATTTAAACACTCTTAAAAATTTTTGGGCACTATATAGCTAACCCTATTCTTTTTTATCATATTTGTTTTTATTCTCTCTTGCAATTGCTAGTTGTTTATCTGCTATTTCTTTCTGAGCTTGTATTTTTTCTCTTTCAATTTGAGTTTTTGTAGAATCATTATTCATTCTATTTACTTCTTTTTCTCTTTGTAGATTCATTTGATCTTGGAACTGTTCAGAATTTCTGATATCTTTCATTGCATCTATATAATCAGATTGCATATTTTTATCAATATCAGTCATTGCTCCCATACCAGCAGCTCTAATTTCAGCAACAAGAATATCTCTTTGTCTATTCTTCTCATCTCTTAATTCATTTGCATCAAGCTCCATTTTCTTTTGTCTTTCTTGAGACTCCATTTGTTGTTGTTGCATTTGTTGTTGTTGCTGTTGTTCTTCTTGTTTTTGTTTGTTTTGTTTTTCTTCTGCTGCTTTAAGAGTATTGTTTACTTCAGATACTGTATCTGCTTGCACAAGTTTCCCTAAATCATATATTGTTGCACCAGTAGTATTATTAGTCATAGCCATTTGTTTTAATTGCTCTAGGACGGCTCTATGATTTGCTGTGGTACTACAAAAGATATTAAGATCTCTCATTAATAAATCTGTACCATTTATTTCAAAGTTTACTTTCTCATCATCAGAAGTCATGTATGAAAGTCTAGCTGATGGTTTTGTTGAGTGATAATACTGTGCAAGGTCTGTTCTCATTGTATGCACGCGAGGCATTAAGTAATCACAGTGTTGCATAAAGAATATTTCTGTCTGAGCATAAGATGCTGAAGCAGCTTGCTCAACTCCAGTAGCAGTCATTTGTGATAACTGTTGACCCATCCTTTGAGGATTAACACCAATTACATCATAAGCTTGTTGCTTAAAGTGCTCAGCTAATTTAATTCTTGACATTAACCTTTCTGTTTGTGAAAGATCTAGTTTTTGAAAGTGCTGGAAGTTAAGAGGGTTTTCTGTATTGCTTATTGATGTATCCAATGGAAGCATCTGGAAATTCTTCATTGCCACATAGGCTTTTGCTAAGTTATTCTTACCCCAGTCTTCACCCATTGAATGTCTTGGTAATGAATTCTGATCAAGTAAAATTACTGTTCCTAACTCATCTACTAGTATATCTGCAATCTGATTATTTACAATATTGTATCCAATCTGATATGGTTTCATTAAGTCTAGTAATGCAGTAGACTTTGTATTTCTATCAGAGAATACTGCTCCTTCTACTGGAAGTTTACAACCATACAAACTATTATCTCCTTTAAATTGAAATCTTAAAGGTCCAATATGGTTTTTATCTACACCAATATAAACCGGAGAGAAACCTCCAGGATTATTCATACCCCAGAATGAAGGAATATTTGGTCCAATTTTTACACCACCCCAAACTTCATTAATCCAAATCCAGTCAATATGTTCTCCATATACAAGATTCTCTTTAGTTTTGTTTTTAAATAATCTATTATCATAAATTGGATTATCAGTTATCTTATAATCTTCAGTTATTATTTCATTAATAACTTCACCATTATCTTTTATTTTAGTCAAATGTCCAACTTTTCTCTGAGACTTCCAGTAACCTGTAGTTACTCTTAATAAGTATGCAGTACCTTGATCATAGTAATCTTCACCTTCAGAAAGAATCTGATTAATAATATCTCCACCATCATATACAGATCCGGCCATCATTGTAGTATACTGTCTATATGCTAATGAAGGCATATTAGTATTCCATTCATGTGACTTAGTAGCATCATAAAAAGTACCATCATTTTGACCTCCTATTGCATAACCTGCAGATCTAATTGGGTAAACAGCTTCTAATGCTTCATGTTGTTCTTCAGTAAGGACATATCCGTACTTATCAATTACATCAGCAACAGTTAACATATCTACTTTACCTACCCAGTTACCTTGAGATATATATCTTGCATCTGGAGATTTGTGATAGAAAGTTACAGGTGGATTCCAAAGTTCTACATCATAATCATCCTCCATCATTCTAAAATGCCAGAACTCTCTATCTGTAATAAGCATATCTCTGAATCCTCTTTCTTCAAGTTCATCCATATGGAATCTTTCTACGTCTACTTTATGTTGATGAGAAGCCCATTGTTCTACAAGTGATTTGTAATCCTTCTTAAAGAACTGCTCAATTTGTGGTAATGATTTTAAATTTTCTGGCGCTAGTTGTTGCTGTGCTTCAGGGGATTCTGGATTCATACCTTGTTCCATTAAAGCAGCTTGTATTTGAGTACTTGCTTCAGCCATTAATGTATCTTCAACCATTTTTCTTTTTTGCTCCATCATCTCATTATATGAGAATTCATCAATAGCTCTATAAGTAAGTTTGGTAGATCTTTTAGCAAATTCAGCTACAAGAACATTAATAACATTTGGGATAATTGGATAGAATTTTAACTCTAAGGCAGACCAGTCTTCTCTAGTTAATACATCAACAATATCTCTCATCTCATTGTTTTCCTCAACTATATAATCTGACTTATCTATAATACCTTTTGCAAGCTTATAGTTCTTCATTAGTCTGCGCGCATTTCTACGGATTTGCTTTAAACCATTCCATTCAAGCCAATCAAGATTCCAAGCTGCCCACTCATCATCTTTTTCTTTTTTAGGAATAAATTGCAACGGTTGGGTAATACTACCCATCCTATTATGAGAAGCCTTGGCTCCCTTTTTAAGCTGCATTGCGTTAAATACTTGCATAACTATATTAATTTAAATACTGTTTTATTTTTTGTAACTCCGTTAAGTTGTCTATTCAAAGTAGAATTATTAAATCCATATTTTTTACATACATCAGATATTGAACTGAAAATTTCTTTTGTTTCCAAGTTAATAACTTTTTTTTGAACAAATGAATAATCTTTATTTATGTTTATAAGAGACTTATCTGATAAGTCATAAACTATTTTATTTTTTAATTCTTCAATTTCTTGTTTGCTAATTATATTTCCAAACTTTAAATAATAATCATTTATAGATTTGCTTACAACACAAGCTCTTCTTACTCTTGATGAACTAGTATTTAAAAATAAAGCTGCTTCTACCAATGTATTAAACTTATATATAATATACGTTTTTAAATTGATAAGTACAACCTTTCTACTGTTCCTATTAACAAATACACCACCTTTTCTACAATGAGGCTTATCTTTAAATCTACTTTTTGCAGCAGTTGATATTTTTAATTTTGTTTC